GGGTTTAATGTAACTGCTACTGAAAATATCCTATTTAATTCAATATTCCCCAAATATAATATTATTTCTCCAGCAAATTATACAACAGCAACAGCACAAATTAGAACTGTAAGTGCTACAAGTGCTTCTGGAACAGAAGTATCTTTTGTTGATCAGGGATTTGAACCAGTTGAATTAAATAAAATTAATAGATTGAGTTCTGTTAGAATGGTATGTTCTAAGGTCAATGAAAATACTTATTTGACTACATTGCCAAGAAATAAATCATTTACAACTGGAATTACACTACAGTCTACACATCCTAATTTATCTCCAATCATTTTCTTAGATACTGCATTTACAGAATTTAGGAGCAATCGCTTTAATCAACCAATTACTGATTATGCATTTGATAATAGAGTTAATTCTGCGGTTTATGATCCAAATGCAGCAATTTATGTTTCTAATTTGGTCAAATTACAAAATCCAGCAACTTCCTTAAAAGTTATCTTCTCTGCGTATAGACATTCATCTGCAGATATTAGAGTACTTTATTCTTTGATAAAACCAGATTCAACTGAAATTAGCACAGTATTTGAATTATTCCCTGGATATGATAATTTAACTAATACAAATTCACCAGATAGTTATCTTTATGGTGTGATTGATCCTCTTAAAAATAATGGACGCCCAGATAAATTTACTCCTGCAAGTGTTGCTGATGAATTTATTGAATATGAATTTACTGCTCGTGATCTTGGATTATTTACTGGATATTTGATTAAGATTGTTTTTGCAGGATCAAATCAAGCATATCCACCAAAAATTAAAAATCTCAGAACTCTTGCAGTCAGATGATGATTCCAGTAAAAGATCACCCACATCTTTATAGAGATGAAAAAAGCGGTGCCATAATTAATTGTGATGATAGAGCCTATAATGAATATGTTAATTCTTTAAATCAACGGGAACATCACAAAATAGAAATTGAAACATTAAAAAATGAGGTTAGTGAAATTAAATCATTATTAAAGGAGTTAATTAATGAAACCAGAAGAAATTAATTTATCTAGTATAGATAAAATGTTTGAATATGAAAAGCACGTTAGATTTATTGACAATTTAAGTGGAGAAGAATTGAAAAATTTTGCAAAATTATATTGTAAGATGTATCTCAATCAACAAGAAGTTTTAGCAATGATATCCAAGCATTAATTATAAATACAATACAGGATCTTTTTTGAGAAAATGGCAGTATATGCAGCAAATATTGTTATTGAGCAAGGATATGATTTTTATACAAATTTTGAATTAGAAGATGCTGCCAATAACGAACCAAAAAACTTGGTTGGTTATGGAGTAACTGCTCAACTGAGAAAAACTTATAGCAGCACAAATTCAGTTTCTTTTGCGTGTTCTATCGCAAATGGAACTCAGGGTATAATTTCAATTTCCTTAGATTCCGATCAAACTGCTGCATTAAGACCAGGCAGATACGTTTATGATGTAATGCTTCAGCAAGGTGGTCTTGGATCATCATATGATAAAACAAAGGCAGTTGAAGGAATGGCATTAGTTAGAGGGGGGGTAACTCGATAATGTCAAATATCAAAGTCAAAATAGGCGCTCAATCAGCAACTAAAGTATTAGCAACAGGATCTGTTCCAACTCTTTTTACAAAATTATTTGATGTAGATGCATCTGTTCTTCAAGATGGTGCGATTGCTGTTTATCATGCTTCAACACAAAAGTTTGTGACTCAAAGAAATTTAAATCTAGATAATTTAGTTGTGAAAAATATTGAAATTGATGGAGACGTTACAATTACAGAAGTAGATGGAGGAACCTACTGATGGCAAAACCTGCAAGTAGACAAGATTTAATCGATTATTGCCTAAGAAGACTAGGTGCTCCAGTATTAGAAATTAATATTGATGATGACCAGATTGATGACCTAGTTGACGATGCTCTCCAATATTTCCATGAACGTCATTTTGATGGTGTGGAAAGAATGTATCTAAAATACAAGGTAACACAGTCAGATGTAGATAGAGGAAAGGCACAAAAAAATACTGGAATTGGAATTGTAACCACAACAGGAACCGCAAATATTACTGGATATGGCACAACGAGTTTTAATTTTTATGAGACCTCAAATTATATTCAAGTTCCAGATTCAGTCATAGGTATTGAGAAGGTATTTAAGTTTGATACCAGCGATATTTCTGGTGGTATGTTCAGTATCAAATATCAGTTATTTTTAAATGACTTATATTATTTCAACTCAGTTGAATTGCTACAATATGCAATGGTTAAATCATATTTGGAAGATATTGACTTTTTACTTAAAACTGATAAACAAGTAAGATTTAATAAAAGACAAAATAGATTGTATATTGACATTGATTGGTCACAAAAACTTCCAGATACTTATTTTGTGATTGATTGCTATAGAATTTTAGATCCAAATGATTTTACTAAAGTATATAATGACAGTTTTTTAAAGAGATATCTGACGGCACTGATGAAGAGGCAGTGGGGACAAAATCTTATCAAATTTAGAGGAGTTAAATTGCCAGGCGGTATTGAACTAAATGGTAGAGAAATTTATGAAGATGCAGAAAAAGAAATAGAAGATATTAGGTCAAGAATGTCTATGGATTATGAATTGCCACCATACGATTTTATTGGATAATGGCACTTAATCCCTTTTTCTTACAAGGTTCTTCCGGAGAACAAAATTTAGTACAGGATTTAGTCAACGAACATCTTAGAATGTTTGGGATTGAAGTATATTATATTCCAAGAAAATATATTGATACTGATAATATTATTAAAGAAGTTAAGTCTTCAAAATTTGATAGTAATTTTATTATAGAAGCATATCTCAATAATTATGAGGGATATGGGGCTAACTATGATATTATGACAAAATTTGGAATTAAGTTGACAAGTGAAATTACCCTAACTATTTCAAGAGAAAGATTTGAAGAATTTATTAGTCCATTTTTACAGGATATTCTTGCAGGAACTGAGGCAGATCCAAATCTTGATGATGGTTCATCTTTATTATTTGCAACTCGTCCCAAAGAAGGAGATTTAATTTATTTCCCACTTGGAGAAAGAATTTTTGAAATAAAGAGAGTTGAATTTGAGAATCCTTTTTATCAATTAGGTAAAAATTATGTTTATGAACTCAAGTGCGAACTCTTCGAACTTGAAGATGAACTTATTGATACAAATATAGAAGAAATTCAAGATACTGTTAAAGATGTTGGATATATTACAACTTTAAGATTAGTTGGTGCAGGAGTAACCGCAACAGCAACTGCCACAATTGCATCTTCTGGTGTGGTGGGTCAGATATATTTTAACAATGATGGAGCAAATTATACTTCAACACCGACTGTAACTTTTGGTGATCCACCAGTTGGGGGACTTAGGGCAACAGCAGTTGCAATAACTACAGATTCTATTAGATCAAAATCAATTAGCACAATTCAATTAACTAATTGTGGTTTTGGATATACATCTGCACCAAATATTACAATTACTGGTGGTGGAGGTGCTGGTGCTGCTGCTACTGCAAGCATTGTTAATAATGCAGTATATACATTAGGTTTAACAAATGCAGGAAGTAACTATTATACTGTTCCTACCGTAACTATTTCACCTCCTGTTGGATCTGGAATAACAGCTACGGCAATCGCAACTATTTCAAATGGAGTTATAAGTGGATTTAGAATTACAAATGCAGGAGCAGGGTATTCAACTAATCCTAGTGTTATAATTTCATCTCCACCAGCAACTGGAATAGGCACATTTAAAAATAATGAAGAAATTGTCGGATCTATTTCTGGCACAAGAGCATTCATTAAGAGCTGGACAAATGAAAATGGTGAAAAAGTTCTTAAAGTATCAATAAATACTGGTAAATTCTATCCCGGAGAAACAGTAATAGGGGTAGCCTCTTCTGCGATATATAGTGTTAAATCTTTTGAGGCATATGATCTTTATGACCCATATGCAGAAAATGTGCAGATTGAGACAGCAGCAGATCAAATTTTAGATTTTTCAGAATCAAATCCTTTTGGTACTTATTAATGTTAGGAACATACTATTATCACGAAATCATAAGAAAAACTATTATTGGTTTCGGAACTTTATTTAATGAAATTTATATCAGGCATAAAGATGCTCAGGACGGAACTTTGTCCGAAATGAAGGTTCCTCTTGCATATGGTCCTACACAAAAGTTTCTTGCAAAAATTCAACAACAGGAGCAATTAAATAAACCAGTTGCAATGACATTGCCAAGAATGTCATTTGAGATGGTATCGATACAGTATGATTCAACTAGAAAATCTGGTGTTACTCAAAATTTTAAGGCTAGTGATGGCGTAAATTTAAAGAAAGTTTATATGCCCGTTCCATATAATATTGGATTTGAGTTATCAGTTCTGACCAAATTAAATGATGATGCTCTTCAAATTGTAGAGCAAATTTTACCATATTTTCAACCATCATTTAATATAACGATTGATTTGGTTGAATCTATTGGAGAAAAAAGAGATGTTCCTATTGTATTAAATAATGTCTCTTTCCAAGATGACTATGAAGGAGATTTTTCCACAAGAAGATCTTTAATTTATACTTTTGGATTCACCGCTAAAACCTATCTGTTTGGTCCTGTTGCTGAAACTACAGATGGTCTCATTCGTAAGGTTCAAGTTGATATGTATTCTGGAACGGATACTAATACAGCAAAACGTGAGATGAGATATACGGTTACTCCAGATCCTCTTAATGCTGGACCAGAAGATGATTTTGGATTCAGTGAAACAACTGAAATGTTCTTTGATTCCAAAAAATTCAGTCCAACTCAACAAAAAGATATTTGATATTTGAATTATGGATGATATTATTAGTAAAGCTTTAAATATAGAAGCAAATATTGTTGAAGTAGATGAGTCTTCTTCTAATGTTGAGGTTGTTAAATCGACCAATAATGACATTAGAAAGGATTATGAATATACCAGAGCAAATCTTTATTCTTTAATTGAAAAGGGTCAAGAGGCAATCAATGGGATTATGGAACTTGCCGGAGAAGGAGGTAGTGCAAGGGCATATGAAGTTGCCGGACAATTAATTAAAAGTGTTGCTGATACAACCGATAAGTTAATTGATTTACAAAAGAAACTTAAGGATGTTGAGGAGGAAGGTCCAAAAACAACGAATAACGTTACCAATAATGCTCTATTTGTTGGATCAACATCTGAATTGTCAAAACTTCTTAAGCAAGGTTTTCTAAATAATAAAGAGTAAGTTTATAGTTTAATGAGTTGGTCTGACAAATACAAAAGATCAATAAACTGCGATTCCCCAAAAGGGTTTTCTCAACGTGCTCACTGTGCTGCTCGTAAAAAAAGAGCAAAAGGTGAAGTGACTAAATCAAAGTCCCCTTTTAATGAAATGCTTGAAATTAAACCTCATAAATCTGTTGAGCAAATTGCAAAGAAGCATCGTCTTGAGGTTTCTTTTGTAAAGAATCAACTCGAAATGGGAATTCCCATCGAGCACGAGCATACTAAAGATAAAGTTTTAGCAACGGATATTGCTCTTCAACATTTAGATGAAATTCCAGATTATTATACTCGTTTGAAAAAAATGGAGGCATCTGCTAAAAAAGAACATAAAAAGTTCAAAGATGTAAAAGAACATTGTGGGTGTGAAGATGATGCTGTTGAAGAACTTGAAACTGGATTAAAAAAATTGGATGATACTTCTTATAATTCTATTGATGGTCTTATGAGAAAAATTATGAAGAAACATGATATGACTGCAAAGCAATTACATAATGCTTTTGTTGATAAACATCAAAAAACTCCTGATGCTTGGATTAATGAAGGAACTCTTCACCATTGGTTTCGTGGTTCAAAATCAAAAGGAGGAAAACCAGGTTGGGTTAAACCAGATGGGTCACCATGTGCTAACGAACCAGGAGAAACTAAAACACCAAAATGTTTTAGTAGTGGAAGACTAAGAGCATTAAGAAGAAAAGGTAAAAAAGGACTTGCTTTAATTAAATCAGCAGTTCGTCGTAAAAGACAAGAAGATAAAGGTCAACAACAAAAAACTGGAGCAGCGGCACCAACTAATGTTCCAACCTTTGCTAAAGGTAAAAATGATAAAAATTACGTTAAAGCAGAACCAGGAATTAAAGAAGCAATGGAACTTAACGAAGCACAAAAAGACAAACCAGGTAAAGGTAGTGGCAAAAAAGATGCCTGTTATAATAAAGTAAAATCTAGGTATGATGTTTGGCCTAGTGCATATGCTTCTGGAGCACTTGTTAAATGTCGTAAAGTTGGTGCTGCAAATTGGGGAACAAAATCGGAAGAAGTTTCAAATATTGATGAAAAATGTTGGGATGGTTATGAAGAAAAAGGTATGAAGAAAAAAGGTAAAAAAATGGTTCCAAATTGTGTCCCAGTAAAAGAGGCATCAGAAATGATTAGATATTGTCCTAAATGCAAAAAAGAAGAAAGTCGTGATGAATGTAAATATGGTTCCAAGTATTGGGATATGTTCTCAATGCCAATTAAATTGAAAGATTATGATGCAAATTCTCCGCATCCTGGAAATTTTCCAGAGTCTGTAGATCATGAATATTCAATGGCTCGTTCTGAAATTTCTACAATTATTAGTGCAGCAAAAAGACTGAAGAAAAAAGTTGGTAAGGGTGAAGGTAATCTAGAAGCTTGGGTTCAATCAAAAATTACAAAGGCAGCAGATTATCTAGATACTGCCGCAGATTATGTTGATAGTGGTGAGATGAAAAAGGAAAGTGTATCTATTGAAGATGCTAATGGAAATCATTATGCAGAATTTATTGATATTATCAAACCAGAACCATTAAAAGCAAGCAGAGGTATTGGTAGTCAATTAGTTAGTGAAGCACCTGGTGATGGATATATCGGACCACCACAGTTGGGAATTAAAAATCCACTAGCATCGGATGCTACAAGAGCACAAACTGATGCAAAAAGAAAACAAAATTCTCAAAACCTTTTAAATAAAGGTGGTCAGGCTAATCTTGCGGCACAAAGAGATGCAACTGAACTTGCAATAAAACAGTTGAATAATTCCTATGAACTCAATTTAAAAACATTTAATGAATTTATGA